ATCGAATTTTGCATCAGAAATATGAATCATTAAGTTGTACTGAAAACTTTAACCCTTATTATAGAAGGAGTACAAAAGCAGTTTTTAGATATGGAAAATAAAGTTCTGCTTTTAGATGATTTAGGGAAAAAATATGGGGAAACTCATGTCTATTATAATTTAAAAACACCAGCAGAAGCTTTAAAACTTTTATGTATAAACTATCCAGAATTTGCAAAAGATGTTTTTGAATTACAGGAACAAGGTATTTTTTATAAAGTTCAGCAGGTAGATATTGATCTTGAATTATCAGATTTAATTTTACCGTTAGGTTCACATGATTTAGTTATTACACCAGTTATTAGTGGAAGTGGTGATGTAGGCAAATTTGTTTTAGGCGGTTTAATGATAGGTGTCGGAGTACTGTCAGGCGGTGCAACTTTTGCTGGCTTTGGATTTAAAGGTGTTGGTTTTTTAGGGGGTGCGACAGCCGCTATAGGAAACCTTGGAATTGCAATGGTAATAGGTGGAATAGGCGAATTACTTTCACCACAGCCAACACTTTCTTCAGGCATGGATTCTGAAGGTGCTTTTACTAACTTTACAAGTGGGCCAGCTTCATTAACAAAAGGTGCTGATGGTGTACAAACTTATGCTTATACTGGCGCAACAAATTCTTCGGGATTAGGCAAAACAATTCCTGTTATTTACGGACAAGTATTAGCTGGCAGTATATTAATTGGTGCAAAAATTACCGCAAAAACAACACAAGAAACAAACACAGATTTTTTTAGACAGCCAGGACCAAGTACTTTTACATTGAATGGTGATAAATTGACAAATAAACCTACTGATGCTGGCGGACTCTCTGCAAAAATAATAAAAGGTGTAAATATAAAAGTGAAAAATGGTAAAAAATATTTTAATAAAAAAAGCAAAACATTAGGTTTTGGAGATAGTATACAAAGTTTAACAGCTAGTAATTTAGGTGGACTTGTTCGCGGAGAAAAAAGTGGCAAATTTAAAACAAAAAGATTTGGTATCGTTTTTAGAATTTCTGGATTAATAGATAAAGTTGGTGATAATGATACTGCGTTTATTGATGGTTTTATAACCTATCAAGTAATCATCAAAGAATCTTCATCTGATAACATTGTTGGTCAGCATCAAATGACAATCCAAGGTCTTATGAAAAAATCACAGTCAGTACAATATTATGTAGCGTGTCCATTTGTAAAAGTATCAGGTAAAGATAATTACAAAGTTTTTGTTAAAATAATAGATCATTCTGTTAAAACAAATATATGTTCTTTTCGTGTTAATGAAATAGGAATGGGTTTAAAATAAATATATGTCATTAAGATCAACTTCAACAATAAGAATTTTAGACCTTTTATGTGAGGGGCCAATAGAAGGCTTTGCAAAACCATTAAATGAAAATAAATTATCCCCATCAATTTTTTTAAATGATAATCCTGTTGTTATTGCTGGACAAGAATCTTTTGATCTAGGTAAAGTAGAAGCAAGACTAAGGCGTGGAACAGCAAATCAAACACTACCAAAGGACTTTAAGGGAGCTATAAGCACAGAAATTATAAGTATTAATGAAGAAGTCGGAGAGAATTATTCAGAAATTTTAAATGCAAAAAATACTGTACAAAAGAAAAATTATGGAGGCGGTCAAATTTTAAAAAAAATAACAACAACAAAAAATCCAGAAACATTAGAAATATTTTTTACAATTCCTGCTTTATTTAGTCAGGCAATGGAAGGGATTGCCAGTGGACAATTATTTTCTGCAAAAATTAAGTATGTCATAAAGATAAGAGGTAAGGGATTAAAAAGTTTTAATGTAGCAGCAAAAGATACAATACATGGAGTTTCTACTACTAATTATCAGTTTTCAGAAGAAATTGAATTATTAGATGAAGATGGAAATGAAAAATACGGCAAACCACCTTATACTGTAAAAATACAAAAAATTACTAACAGAGAAAATGATTATGATATTAGAGGATTTGATTTTGTTACTAAAAACAAAGGAGATTTAGAAATATTGCCATCGAAAACACCTTTTGGTGGTAAAAGAGCAAATAGATTAATTTGTACTTCTTTTGCAATAAAGAATTTATCAACAACAAGCACCGCTAATATGGCGTGTGTTGGCCTTAAATTTTCTAGTGAAGCATTTCCACAACTACCTAGTAGGAATTATTTAATAAAAGGTAAAAAGGTACGCATATTTTCAAATGCAGTTCCAAGAGATGATGGCAGTTTAGATTTTGTAGGAGAATTTGACGGTAATTTTTTACAGGATGAAGATGAAGATGGAAATACACATGATGTTCTTACATGGACAACTTGTCCAGTTTGTATTTTTATAGATATGTTGACCAATACAACTTATGGGGCTGGTGATTTTGTAAATACTGAAAATGTTAGTTTGGTTGATCTTTACCCTTTAGCTCAATATTGTAATCAACTTGTAACAGTACCAGACGATTCATCTGCTGATGCTAATGCGACAACGGAAGAACCAAGATTTGCAATGAATACAATCATAGGTGATCAAACTTCTGCGTATAAAGTTTTACAAAATATGGCAAGTGTTTTTAGGGGCATGACATACTGGGCATCAAATACAGTTAACGTAGGTGCAGATCATGGAAATCTAGACGGCACTGATATTAACCCTGTACATCTCTATAACAACTCAAATGTAATTAATGGTGTTTTTTCGTATTCTGGTACGTCAGTAAAAACTAGATCAACAAAAATAAGAGTTAACTATAATAACCCAAATAATAAATACAAAATTGATCAAGTAGTTGTAGAAGACCAATCATTAATAACAAAATTTGGAGTGCAAGAAAAAGAGATAGTGGCCTTTGGTTGTACTTCTAAATATCAGGCTCAGAGAATGGGTCAATATATGTTAAAAACTGAAGAATTAGATGCTGAAGTTGTTACTTTCAGCACGGGTCTGGATGGTCTTTTTGTTTTACCTGGTCAAGTATTTGCGGTTTCTGATCTTATGAGAGCAGGTCAAAGAGTAGGAGGGAGAGTTAGTTCAGCTACTACAACAGTTATAACAACAGACCAAACTGTAGCATTACCAGCAGGAGACAATAAAAAATTAAGTTGTATTTTATCTGACGGAACCTTAGAAACAAAAGACATTGATAGTAGCTCTGGTACGACTATTACTGTTTCATCAGCATTTACTTCTGCACCTTTAGCTCAATCAGTCTATGTAATATCAACTGATAATGTACAAAAGCAAAAGTTTAGATGTATTGATATAAAAGACAATAACAATGGAACTTATACAATCACAGGAGTGCAACATAATGACTCTATTTATAGTGTTGCTGATGATACTACTGGTGATACAAAATTAGAATTAGATGAAAGAGATATTTCTACATTTGACGAAAATCCAGCGATTCCTACTGACCTTGCGATTACTTTTTCAGAAGTTATTGTAAATAACAATACTGTTAATAGAGGTTTATTTCAATGGAGTAGAGGGACAAATGGTTCGGCAATAAAATTCAATATAGAATTAAATATAAATGGTAAAAGTGAGGTATCTATAGAAAATTACAATCAAACAAGTTTTGAAAGGGATAATCTTTTAGTAGGTTCAGAACTTGAATTTCGAGTTTGTGCAGTAGGAATTATACCTGATAAAAAATCAGCATTTGTAACAACAACTGTTGAAGTACCTTCTGTTTCAACATCTAGTTCTACTGGTTCAGCAGATTTAACTTCGGACTTACCACCTGACCCTGAATAAATGCCAACAATCCAAGCTACAACAAAAAATGAAGTTATTTTTAAATGGAAAATTCCTGATGACTTCACTGGAAATAGAAATGAATTAGTTGCTGTTGTTAGACATTCACAACTAACAGATGGTACTGCCTTATGGCCTGAAACCACATTTTTAAGAGAAGTACAAGCAAATACTGATTATGTAATTTTACCGTTAATGAATGGAACTTACATGGTTAAATTTAAAGATACAAATAATAAAAAATCACTAAATGCTGGAACTGCAATTATAAATCTTCCTGATGACCTACCAAAATTATTACATTCTACTGTTAGAGAAGATACAACATCACCAGAATTTCAAGGGCAAAAAAATGATGTTTTTTATTCTTCTCAATATGATGCTTTGGTTTTAAATAACTTAGATTTAATTGATGACAAAGTTGATTTTGAAGAGGGTTATTTAGGTAATATAGATTTTGGTGGAGAATTATTTAAAAGTGGAACTTATTTTTTTAAAGATAAAATTGATCTTGGCGGCATATTTACAGTTGAATTAAAAAGAATTTTAAAAACTAGAGGTTTATATCCAAACGATACGATAGATTTACATTTTGCAAATATAGATACTTGGACAGATTTTGATGGTGCTTTACCTGATGAAACAAATTGTGTGATCTCATTTAGAAAAAGTAATGACGCACCAAGTGATGATGAAATAGAAGATGAGAATAGTGAATTTATTTTACTTGAAGATGGTAATAAATTTAGTCAGGAGGATTCTCAGAGTTACGATGAGTTTGTGCCTTTAGAAAACGGAAGATTTACAGGTAGAGTTTTTCAATTTAAAGCAGATTTAAGTACAAACTTTACAGATCAAACACCTTTGGTAGATCAATTAGGTTTTGAAATGCAATTTGAAAATAGAACTGAAGGTGGTTCAACAACTAGCGGTGCTGGTGCAAAAGCGGTAACTTATAGTAAAGCCTTTTATCAAACTCCTAAATTAGGCATAACTGCTAGTAATATGGCTACAGGCGACTATTATGTAATTAGTAGTGAAAGTCGTACAGGCTTTACCATTACTTTTTTCAATAGTTCTAATGCAGCTATTGACCGCACATTCTCCTATCAAGCAAATGGTTTTGGTGCGGAAGAAACCTAACCTTTCAAATCCATTGGTATAACTGACTTATGGCAACACATGATTATAATTTAGCAAACCAATCGGGAGCCAGCTTTCGTTCAGATTTAAATGATGCTTTACAAGCAGTCTTAACAAATAACAGTAGTGCCTCTGCTCCTAGTACAACTGCTGCATATATGTTGTGGGCTGATACTAATACAGGAATTTTAAAAATAAGAAATAGTGCCAATGATGCATGGGTAGAATTATTACAACTTGACGGTACGTTAACACTTGAAGATGGATCTGCCAGTGCTGTTGCTCTTGGGTTTAGAGACGAATTAAATACAGGAATCTTTAGTTCTGGTTCAAGTAATTTTGATGTTTCAATAGCTGGTACAACAAGACTAAATATAAGTGCCACTGGACTGAATGTAACTGGAACTGTAACTGATGATGGTGCGACCCATGATGGAGATGTAACTTTTACTGGTGCTAGTGCTAACGTAGTATTTGATAAATCTGACAATGCCCTTGAATTTGCTGACAATGCAAAAGCAACTTTTGGTACAAGTGCAGATTTAAGTATTAGTCATGAAAGCGATAATACATTTATAACAAACAGCACTGGATTTTTACATTTAAGAAGTGATAGTGGTATTAATTTTCAAGATGCAGGTGGTAATGAAAATTTCTTAAAATGTGTAGATAATGGTGCTGTCGAACTCTACTATGATGGTACTAAGGTGTTCGAGACAAAAAGTGGAGGCGTTATAATTGGTGATGGTGGTGGATTTGATATGAATATAAATGGCACAAGACATCAATTTAGCATAGGTGGAGCAGAAAAAATGCGGATCACATCAGATGGAGATTTATTGGTATCAACTACTACAGGATCTCTTGATATAGGAGATAGTGGAGCAATATTAGCAGGTGGTAATGGGCAACATAGGCTTGCAAGAAATTGTAGTTCTGGTGCAGCAGTATTCTATGTTTTTGGTGGACATGGTCAAATGTATGTCTTAGGTGACGGAGATTTAGTAAATTCTAATGGAAATTATGATGGAATTTCAGATCAAAATTTAAAAGAAAATATAGTTGATGCTAATTCTCAATGGGATGAT